CATAAACAATTACTGAATTATCGACAATATTAATGTCGTTTAGTTCAACAATCTGCTGTGCAGTTCCGTCAGATACGCCTAGGTTTACAGGCAAAGGTTTATTTGTAGTAGGACTAATTAGGTCAGGACGATCAGTATTTACTGTCTTTCCTTCTTGACAAGCAAGAGTAACTGTATCTCCCGGAGCTAGCTGAGTTGCGCTAGCAATTGTTTCAAAGTAAACTTCAGTAAAATCTCCATAAAGCAATGTAGCTAAAACTTGAGTTCCTACTGGGATATCAATTGCTTCATCGCTTATATTTTCAAAAAGAACATTAACACGTGCGGGGGTAGGTCCTGAAACCTTATATCCGTAAAGTTTTCCTAAATCTACTAGGGTTTTTCTTCGTGCAGCGGTATCAATAGTAAGTTCGTTAGCAACTCGATCAATATAGTAAGATTGAATATCACCCATGTAAGCAAATGACTCTAGAAGGATTGTTCCTAGATCGCTTGGGTCATCTGCTGTCCACGCATAGTTTGTTCTAACGTTTACCAAACTTGTTAGATCTTCCAACAAAGCTTGATAGTCTCTAGAGGTATAGTCTATCTGTGCAGGTACTTCATTAGCCATTTTTCATCACCTCGTGGTAGTCGCGTCTGGGTTTAAAGTGGTGCTTACAACTGTGATACTGTCTTCAATAAAATCAGGTAGGGTAACATTAAGCTCAACTGTTACGGCTCCGGTATCTAAAAACCCCTTTATAAGGATATTATTAACAGTTAGGTCTGGAATCCATGTAGAGATGGCCGAACGAATTGCGTCATTAATTGCTTTTTCAACATTACCTTGGTTCTCAAACATTGCGGTAGCAATATTTGTTCCGTAGGTAGGGCGCATAGGGCGCTCACCAATAGCTGTAGAAAGCAGCGTTAGAACTCTATCCTGATAAATTTTTCTTTGATCAGTTGTGCTAGCTGTTTTACCAAAAGGATCTAGGGTAAAAGGATACGAAATTGCTTTCATGCCTGTACTCCTATCCATACTGGTTCTTCAAGTAATCCGGCTACAAACATAATCCATACCCTTTGACCCTTGTTAGGGATAAAGCGGTGAGGTGTATGCTCGTCTAGATTGGTAGCGTCATTAAACATATTTGTTTTAGCGTCTGACCCATTCCATTTTTTTGCCGCATTTACCGCAGTTTTATGCGGATGTTTAAGGGTACCAGCCCCTCCTTTTGCTACCACGGTCAACGCAGGAACAGTAGCTGAGTCTCCCCGAGAATCTGTAATAGAGGTTGACTGGGTAGTCAACAGGGCGGCTACCTGAGAAGCCGTATGCTCTTGATGATCTGGGTGGTTTGCATTATAGGTAATCGGCAACACGGCCCTAGCCCAGTCTGTAACCTCTTGACCAGTAACCGTAACCTGAACCTTAATTCTTCCTTTTTTTAAAGGATCATTAATTTCTTTAACTATACCCTCGTAGATTCCGTAGAATCTTGTTCGACCCTGCGGATCTTGCATGTAGGTTTCTTGGTTAACGTCGTACGCGGTCATTTAGCTCTCCAAGTTACTTGTCTAACCACTTGTGAAAAATCTGGCTTGTCGTTTTTGTATATGTTTGGTGTGTAAGATGTTGCAAGGGATCTAGCATTAGGGCCAGCAATATTTTTAGCTGATTTAGTCTTTTTTAAACCCACGTCTATTTTTCCGTTGTTTACCCCAATAGCGTAGTTGTTTAATTTAGATCCTTTTGGCCTTAAAGACTGATTTGAAAGCTCAGCTTCAAAATCTCTTTTACCTGGTTTTTTTCCAGCATTTGAATCAGCGCCACCTAAGGAGTCTGTTCCAACTAAAACTTCCATCTGATAAGTATAGTTTCCTCCACCAAAAAGATGACTAATAGATATTACGTTCCAGTACCCGGACATATTTTGATCTAAATTATCTAGGTATATTGTTTCCCCTACAGAAACGTTTGCGTCTCCCAGTAAAAGGACAACAGCTCTGTAGTTATATCTATTTGCTTCTGCTAAATCTTCAGCAATAAACTTTGCTTCTGATACAGTTTTAGCTACTTCAAAAGGCAAATGTTTTACAAATTTTGCTTTTTGTGACGTTTTACTATGCGGATTTTTTGTCATTTTTTAAGAAACTTCTTACTAGGCGTAACCGTACCCTTGGTTTTCTTTTTAGCGGGTTGAATTTTGTGCTTAGTAGCAATAGTCTTATTGTTAGTTGAGTGCAAACCACTTACCACTCGGTCTACTGTAGCTCCTACCATGTCTGGAGCTTCGTCAGATATTTGAGGGGTAAACTCAATAAGAGTTCCCATAGAAGAAATGCCTCTAACTGTAGGGGCAGCCGTTTCTTTGAAGAAAACGGATGCGTTATTAGTGCTAGCTGAGCTTAGTTTGTTTTTTGACATAAAATAAACAGTAGTTCCAGTAACTTTTAATCCAAAACCAGTTTGTTTAGCTAATCTTCTTAATAGTTGCCAATCACTCTGTCCAGCTTGAGCAATAGTTGAAAATACTCTAGGATGTCGTTGAGTAACTGCTTTTAATCCGTATTGCTTACAAACTTTTTGAACAACCTGATCTGCGGTTACGTTTTTGTATATTTTTTGTCTTGTTGTCTTTAAAAGATAGGTCGGAGAAATACAAATAATCGTAGTAGCGTTTTCAGACACAGTAGAGGGAATAATTTTGTGAACATATCCTACCCACGTTTTTTTATATCCAGCACCAGAGTACTCAAACTCGACTGGATCTCCAGAACCAACAAAGTTTAGGGTATCTTCTACTTTTCCAGCGTACTTTATGACTAGTCTGTCATGAGAATTAAACTCTTGCTCTAGTTTAGCTGAAAGAAAAACTAAATCAAACGTTGGACTTAGAGGAAACCGTACTGTTCTGCTAGGGTAGCGTTCTAAAGGGGTTTTAACTAAATTCTTTTTAGATAGCGGAATAGCCACGTTAAGACCTCGGAACTCTTATAATAGTGCCAGGCGCTATTTCAAAAGCATCAGGAATTTCTGGGTTTATGTCTAGTATTTGCCACCACAGATTTGAATCACGTAGATAAACAGCAGCTAAGTAGTCTAATCTATCTCCTTCTACCCAAGTGTAATCTATGTAGGTAATTACTCTAGATTCTGGAAACTCTCTATACACAGTCCAAGCATAAGCACCCGTATTCTTATTTTTAATCTGTTGTGCGTCTCCATCATCGTAGCGAGAATCTCTGTAAACTGCCATTAGATTTCTCCAAACTTTTGTCGACGGTTAGCAATAATTTGAGCACTAGTTAGAGCTTTAGTAACCGGAGTAATTTTTTTAAGAGCTTCGGCTTGCTTAAACTTCTTAAAGTCTCCGCTTACAAGGTCTGGCAAACGCTCAAGGGTTATTTGAACAACAGATCTAATAGGAATCATATCCCTAGTAAACATGCTATGTTCTACGCTAATACTCTGCATAATTACTTTATAGCGCTGCCTTTCAGAAATTTTAAATATAAACGGAAGTTGAGTAATATATCCCATATTTGCGCTAAGTAGCTCTAGACCATCTTTTGGAGACTCTCCCATTAAGATTACTTTTTGAGGGTTTCCGTTAAGAACTCTAAATAAATACTCAAGATCGTACTCTGTACCTCTATGTAAAATACCGGCGCATTGTTCAGCATCCATAGATACCGGGTAGTTACCCTGTGGAAGAGATCCCCCTCCGCTTTTCTTCCATTGTTTCATGGTAGCCATATCAGCTACACGGTCTAGAAGAATATTGACAGTAATACTTCCGCCAATACCAGAAGCTACTAACGCAGCGTTGTTTTCGTTAGGGCGGGTCCAGTCAACTTGGTTATTTGAGCTCATGTTATAGCTTATATACTGAGGATTAAACAAGAACCTAAATCCCCAAAAACGGTTTAATTGAGCAGATTTACCACCAGGCAATTCATTTTGTTTTTTATCTGGCAAGTCGACTATCTCTGGGTCTACGTAGAATGAAGCTAGTTGATCATACACGTTTGCATTTTCGTATGAAATTTCCTCATTATTTACTCGTGCAGAAAAATGTCTAGTAGATATGTGAGGATACGGATTAAAATCAGCAGCCTTCTTTACAGACTCTGGTGTTTTTGCTGGAGGTGGGGTATTGTCTCCTCCCCCACTCGCGGCGTTACAGTTTTTAGTATCAGCTAGTAGTTTTTTAGCTTGCTGCCACTTACTGTTCTTCTTATTAAAATTATAGTTTAGTTCTCTACCGCCACCCAATTTATTTTCTTCTATAAGGTTGCCTAACTCATTAAAGTACTTAACCGTAATGGTTACTTCCCACTTAGGTCCTAACCCTTTCTTTACTTCATCAGGGGTTCTATTTAATTGGACAGCGTTGTGTAGCCATCTACGAGCCCAACGTCGTGTTTTAGAGCACCATTCATATTCAGGGTTTTGACCAAAAGCAAGACCAGCGTCTGTTCGACTTACATTTTCAGGAACCCCGGGAGGAGTATCTTTTTTGCTAAAAATAGAGGAGGGAGTGCTTGGACCCGATACAGTAGTTACGTCTGCCCAGATACCATTAATTTGAACTTGAACTGTAAACTTTGGAGAAACAGTTCCATTTACTCCTTTAGGTACTAAAGTAAAATCATAGTACTTATTTTCAATAGTTCTAATGCCTTTTACATCACATATTGTTTTTACCGCTTCTTTAAAGGTTGCGTAAGCTCCAGTATCAAGAACTCTTGACTTCACATTACCGTCCCCAGATATTGCTACTCCTCCATCTGGAATAACGGTAGTAGTGCTGCCTACTATCTTGTATACAGTAATTCTGTAAACTACTTGAGAGTCAACCATCACAGGCTTAGTTTTATTAAACTTTACTCCATAGATAGATGGAGCAGACACCTGGTCTGTACTGTATTTGTTTATTTCATAGGCATCAACAGAGTATTTATAGTCAGGCGTTGCTGTTGGCATTAGTAACTCCCTATCGCTGCAATGTCTTTATCAGTGGCAATAGCTTGCTTAAACTTATCTAACATTACAAGAACTTCTTGATCTCCAGCTTTAGCAATATTTACAGACATTTGTACGTTGATTGTGGCCCCACCAGCAACATTAGACCTATTGTTTCTAAGAAGGTCAGCCTGCCCTTTATTAAGAACCATTTCATCTGGGTGTAGGTAAGCCAATCCTTCTTTAGTACGGTCAGTTCCGTATTCGTACGCTGGAATGCCCGCAGATTTAGCGGCTGCTTCAGCGTCATCTAAGAACTTAGAGAATGAGCCATTGCTGTATGCAGACCAAGCCTTCCAGTTCTTACCCTGGTTAGAAATGTTCCAAGCTGCCTTAATATTAAAAGAGGGATCAAATAGTCTCTTAGGATCTCTCCATTGACCTGATTCGCCAAATTTTTTAGGGTCTTTTAAACTTCTAATTTGGAAAGGACCAATACTAGGTCCGTAGGTTTTATTTTGTATACCTTCATCACCAATAGCTTTAGCTCTACCGCCTGACTCTGCCAAGGCGACCGCAAAGGCTGTTTGTAAAGATTTTCCTCTAAAACCTTGATTGTATAAAGCTTTAAGTAATCCTTTACGAGAACCAAAAGCCATACCTGAAGTATCCCCGCTAGCGGCAGTCATTTGATTATCACCCATAAGACCATCAAGAACGTTGGATTGTTGTCCATGTTCTTTGGCCCAATCTAAAACTCCAGCCTTAGATATGTCCCCATAGCTAAGAGGTCCGCCTCGTTGAATTAGGTCTAGTAGTTGTCCACCAGCAAATGCTGCGCCTTTAGGTCCTCCCCCGCCCAACACAAACTGTGACAAATCTTCCTCAGATATTTCATTTTTATCTTTACCGGTAAATAGTCCAGCAACTTTTGACTTAATTTTTCCAAAGATACTCTGAGGGTCAACTGTTTGTTTGCTTCCCTTGCTCATACGTACTTCAAAGTGTAGGTGTGGTCCAGTAGAACTTCCAGAACCCCAAGCTCCCTTTTTTCCACCAGAGTAGGCAATCAATTGTCCCTGTCTTACTTCTTGCCCTACTCTTACTATTGACTTACTTAAGTGAGCATAGTAAGTAAAGAAACCATCGTGCTTAATAACAACGTAATGTCCGTAACTTCTAGCGCCGTTTGGTTGAGTAGTTACTTGATCTACTACTCCGTCAGCTGCAGCAAGTACTGGGCTACCTACTGGCATTGCATAATCAATACCACCGTGGTGATGTCTTTCCTTAGGGTTATTTGGATCGCTTCTCCAACCATACTGCGAAGAAACACGCTGACGATTAGGTGCGGGGTTTATTGCCATAGGGGTAGTTCCTGGAGAATTTGAGGAAGGGCTAGTGCTTTCTCCACCACCTACTCCACCCATAAGCTGACCAACTGCGTTTGATCCTCCACCAATTAGTGCGCCTATCAAACCAGTTACTAAAGCTCCGGGTCCTGTTCCAGCACCTACAAGTGCACCAGCACCACCAGCCATAGCAGCGCTAGCTAACATTGATTTAAAGTCAAAACCTTTATTAGATTTTCCAGTTTGATATCCGCCGTACGCTGAAAGAGCTGCACCTAAGATTGGAACTGCTTTACCACCCGCCATAGCTGCTTTACCAGCGCCACTTGTTAGGGCTCCACCCTTACCACCTAATCCTCCAAAAGCCATACGCATCGCCAGCATATTTCCTAAGAAACCTGCAGCACCTGACATAGTGGCTCCTGCGCCACCAGCCATAGGAAGAGTCTGTAACACGCCTTTAAGGGCAGCCAATCCGTTTACAACACCAGGAAGAGTTTCCGCAATTGCAGCAAACCCGTTGTTTACAGCAGCTGCTGCACCTAGTGCGCCTTGATAACCGCCAACTAAACCTTGTTCTGTTCCTTGCAAAACTCTATTTTGTGAGCTTTGAAAATTAAAGTTACTAGCCTGTACTCCGCCACCGACACCCATAGTTCCAAGCATGCCCTTTGCGCTGCCCATGTCCTTAGCGCTTAACGGTTTATTATTTTTAAATCTAGCCATAAGGCCACTGGTGTAAAGATTAAATAGGTTTGGATCCCCACCAGCAATGTTCATAATTGTTTGGTACTCAATGCTGTTTGGACTAAACATTACCTCAGGATTTTTAGGTGTTTTTCCTCGGTATATTTTTGAGTACAGCTCATTGATAATCTCATTAGGTGGTCGCAGGTTTCCTTCTCTATCACGAAGCCTAATTCCCATGCGAAGCATATTCATTCCGCTTTGTCCAGCGTATGCTCCAGCTGCCTGCTCGTTACTCATACCACTAATGGCACTCATGCCACCAAGTTGACTCATAATTCTTTGGGTGCTTACTGATTGAGCACCGTATCCACCTTGAGACAAAATTTGTCCCATAGCCATGGTTGGACCCATAGAGCTAGTTGCATTACCACGACCAATCATGGAGTTTGCGCCAGTGATCACTCCTCTAGCGTTCATACCGCCAGAGCTGTACATAGCTACGCCTTCAGCACTAAGCCTTTGTGTAACAGCTGTCATGGTGTTAGGCATGATGCCCATGGCACCGGCACCTACTGCGGCTATGCCCATACCAATGCCGCTGGCAACCCCTACGCCGCCTCTATTAGGCATTTGTCCAAGACTATTGCCCATAGTGCTTGTAGATCTACCGCCAGATTGAGTCTTAGCTACGCTATCTACGTGTGCACGAATCTTGGCATAAGTTTTTTCAAGTTCTTTAGCAGTTTTAAGAACGTTTACAAAACCTTTATTGGCAGTATCAGTTAACTTTTCGACACTCTTTTGACCGGTGAAAGCTTCGTCTCCACCGGTGCCTAAGTTTCCTCTTGCCTCTGCCAAGTTATCTCACCACCTTAGGTCTTGCTACTGCTTTGGACAAAAATATTAATCGTTCTCTTACCGTAAGATTTCTTAACTCTGTCAGTGACCAGCCCGGGTAAAACTGAGCTAGTAAGTCGTAGGAGTCAATTACATCTTGATAGCTACTCTCATTGACGAAACAACTCTGCCAGGGTTAGTGGCAGGTATACCTCCTGGCCGCATGTTCCGCAAGCCTTTTTAATTTCGCTTAGTTGTGGTCCAGGGTTTCGTTTTGCAATCTCGTCTAAAAGAAGCCTGCGGTCTGTTATTCCAAGAGTTCTAATGCGATTTGCGTTTAGAACTGGTTGATCACCAATTTCTGTTACGCAAGCAGCTAATAGCATGGTGTCTAACTCTGCAGAGTTCTTGTCTGTAGCGTTAATAATTTGAGTTTGAACATCTCCTGTAGGTAGGTTGACCTTTGCAGGACCAGCCTTTAGTTCTACAGTAAATCTACGATCTCTAATAGGATCGTCTAGCTTTTTAACCTCAACATCTTTGTCTAGGTCAATCTTAAAAGTTTGTAGTTCCGGACACTTATCGCAAACAGTACTGACTTCTACTTCTGAACCAAAAGTTGCTTTTCTAATAGCTAAGAGCAAAGCTTCTCTATCCCCTGCGAGCAAGGAACCTAGAAGTTGTTTAGTAGCTGGTTCTTCTCCAATTGATACTGTTGCTCTTTCTAGAATAGCTAGTAGGGCTTTTCCTGGATCAGATAACTTAGCAATTGCTTCTTCATCTGCCCCATTTAATTCTCTAACCTCAGCTGTTGTAGAAACTGTTCCTGCAAACGGATCAATAAGACCCGCAGCTAAAGTAACTGTTGTGTCAGGGAGTGACGGGATTACCACTTCTGGTATAGATCCCGCCACTTCCTGACTAACAAGCTTATTAACATCTTCCAATAGTTGGTTTGCTAATTGTGGATTTTCTGCTGCATTAATAATTGTAGACATGTGATATTCCTTTTCTTAGATGTTATTAGAACGAAGCTGCGCTTCCGGCTTGGGTAAGAGCTGATGCGTACTTTGCATCCCAACCTTCGTGTACTAACGTCATCTCTTCTACCATTAAACTATTTCCACCAGCATCTAGGTTGCTGTATGAAAGGTTGGTAATCCAGGCGTTGTATACACGGAAACGAATTGCTACGTGTGGGTTTTCATTACGCTTTGCAAGAGTTTTGTCTTCTCCGCTAAGACCAGCTGCGTTTGGATGGCTTAGAACAGAGATATCCAAATCGCATCGGAAATCTGCTCCAATACCAGCTTTAGCACCGCTGCTAATAACTGAGAATAAGCGCTTCATCCAGTCTAGCTGAGAAGAAGTTTCTCCTAACATTACACCCTTGCTGAGTGTTATTGGACTAAACGAAGTTTGTCCAGGTAGCTGGTGAACAGTGGTGTTGTAGCCACCTTCACGGTACTGGATTGCTTCAGTAGAGACGGTTAGGCCTGATACTGAAGTAAATCCCATTGATGTATTAAAAGCAAATTCAGGAGTTGCTGCGTCTGCTGTTGGCAAAAACTGTACAAGAAACCGAAAATTACGAACTGGATCGGTAGCTAGTGTACTTAATACATTAGTAAATGCGGGTTTTGCTGCCATTATCTTTTATCCTTTCCTTAACTACGCCGAAGCGTTTCCAGTGATTTGCCCGATGCTAATCACGATGAACTCTGCAGGGTACTCTACGGCCACACCGACTTCGATGTTTACTCGGCCAGCAAGAATATCTGTAGGGGTATTATTTGAAGCATCGCATCTTACGTAAAATGCCTGCTCTGGAGTCTGTCCTCTTAGTCCACCTTGTGACCAGTAGTTACGGAGGAAGTTACCCAATGAGGTTCTAATTTGATTCCATAGAATTTCACTGTTGTTCTCAAACACAGCAAAGCTGCTGCGATCAGTCAACTCTTTCTTTAGATAGATCATTGAACGACGTACGTTGATGTAGCGCTCACCTGTTGAGTTATTTAGAGTGCGACCACCCATAATAACAATTCCACCACCAGGAACGTTACGAATAGCGTTTACTGGCTTAGAAGCTGCGTTTAGGGAATCTAGTTCTGCGTTTGTCAATGATCGTTCTAGAGCTACAGCGCTTCCAATCTTTGTACCAAAACCAGCTGGGGTTTTGAATACTCCGCGAGATGCGTCAGTCTCTAGATATTTTCCTGCAGCAATTGCTGCTGGTCCTACTACTCGAGTTGCACCAGGTGCAGACTTTAGTAGATCTGGAATTACTACCCATGGGTAGTAAATAGCTGCGTTGCCGCCGTCTACCGCTCCGCAACCATCGATTGCGTAGGTAATTGCTTCTGCTGGCGTAGAACCTGCAGGAGGATCAATTAGAGCAAATACATCTCCACGAGCATCTGCATATGCAGTTACGTCTGTGTCTAGAAGTACTTTTGCAGCACGGTCTGCGTTATCTCCACCTGATGCAAACTTGTATGATGCATCACCATTAATTAGAATAAGTGGGTTAGTAATCGCGTCAAAAGTAGTTAGTGCAGTCTGATAGTTAGCACGTGTAGGTGCTGATCCATCTGCGCCTGAAGTAAATGCCTTTTGTCCTGCAACTTCTGGTTGGTTATCTGGAGCTGCTGTACCGCTAGTTAGGTTAGTAAGCGTTACATAATAAGATGCTGAGTTTACATAAGCAACCGCATAACGGCTGTTTGTTGTAGACATGCTTAGATCAGTAAACTGTTCTAGGATGCCGTTAGCATCAGAAATGATTAGATTAAAGGTTGTTGTAGAGGATGCTCTAACTTCTGCCTTTAATGCGTTGCCCCAAGCACCAGCGCTTTTTGCTGTTACTCGAAGTGTGCTTAGTGGTGTAGCTGCACGGTCACGAAGTACCACGGAAGCTGCTGTAGCTCCGGAACCTGTAACACGCTTAATATAAGCGCTGCGGCCACCATTAGCAAAGAATGAATAGACAGCCCAAGTAGCTGGATAGCTATCTGAAAGACTGCCAAATGTTTTTCCAAAGTCATACCAACTTTGGATTAGAACTGGTTCTGCTGTAGGACCTTGTGCAAATGCACCTAGGAACGCTCCACGAGCCTGTCCGTTGTTTGCTAATTCAACTGCTTGCGGCAAAGGAACTTCATTAATGAAGACTCCTGGTCTGCTGTAAGTTGTCATTTGTATTACTCCTTAGGGTTAATTTATTGTCTCTGGGTTCCTAGTTATATTTGTATTGTAGAAAACGGGGTGGGCTGACTGTTGAGCGATATTAGAGGAGGTGTTTGTACTGGATACTTCTGAGCAAGAACTGTAGGCAAGATTTCGGCACTAACACGCATATTAAACACGTTAGAAAACAACCTCTTACCGTTTTGATCCGTCGTATCTTTTTTTGACATCCCAAGAAAATCAACACGACGAACAGTTTGATCTTCTGGAATAACCATGAGTCCACCGCGTAGTGGAAGAACTTGGCCAGTCAACATTGCTGCCAAGATTGCACGATCATGTCTTGGTTGTCGTGCGTATGTAGTAATTTGATAATCAAGATTTACTGGAATCGGGTACTCTGTTCTATATTGTTTTGTTCCAGAACCGTCTGGGTTAACAGTGCCCGCATCTGATCCCTCAAAATAATAGGGCATGTCTATTAAGCCTCTATGAGCTCTTTCGAAGTCTTCAGAGTATCCGATGAAATCAACTGTGATATATGGATATACCTGATCTCTAATTTCCATATCAGGTTGGCCATACCAAACCCCAACAGGTCGTTGTGCGTTTGCACTATCAGAGACCTTTATTCCAGCGAGAGCCGCCTTTATGGCTTTATCTTCATTAATAATAATAGGCATTAGATAACTCCCATATTCTTAAGGCTGCGGGAGATACCGGTAGCAAAAGCGTCTGTATCTATGTAATTAGTTAGAAAGTTTCTAAGCACCGCCGAAGGAGGGGTATCTTGATCCCCGTACTCTAAAAAGTTTACCTTTGCGGCAAGACTAGGTGGATAGTAAATGGTGTATTGCCCGTCTTCTTGACGAATAGACATTTGAGTCCATACATCTTCAGGCCAGCCGTTTATACGGCAAAAGGTTCTAAGGCGACTAGTTAGTACCGAGGAGTCGAACTCAGCACCTTCATATAGGGAGTTAGTTAATAGTTCTGTGATCACTTACGTCCCGCGATTACTCTAGCAGTTAGACTTCCTGCAATCCATCCAGCTACCATAGAGCTGGCATGAAACTTGTCTAAGCCAAGTACACCGCGTACGAATTGTTCTCGATCGGCTTCGCTCTCTTCGCGTGCCAAACGGTCAAGTAAGTAAATCATCAGAATCCTCCAAGAGAAGATGCGGGGTCAAGCTGC